AGCCCCGGTAAGCTGAAACGATGGTATACCACCAGTGGACTCAAGAACAGGTGTCATCAAGTCCACAATGTAGTCTACGTAAATCTCTCCGCAGGTAGCGTTCGCGGTCGTCACACCCTGTGTTATGACCTGAAGGTTCCCTACGTCATAGAGACGGACGTCTGTGCCCGCTGGCTGGACGCCAGGACGGACAAAACTCGACTTTTGCTTGTGAAGATCCTCTGCAAGTGAGGTATGACAACAGGGTTGCCACGGTGCACTCCGGACAGAACCTCGGAATGACAGGGCCTGCTGTTTCGACACGACGGCTGGATCAGCGGCATCGTAATCGATAGCAAGCACCAGAGAACCCCCCAAGGATGAAGGGGCTTCGGTCTCATAGTCAAACTTGAGCTTGCGGAACCGATATGATTCAAATCTCGGTGCGATCTGAGCTAGCCACGGGAATGTCTGAGCTTGACCCGGGTTAATCGGTAAAGAAGTAACACCAAAGACAGAAGGCGTCCCCGAAGAGGCGGTAATGTCTTGGATATACTCCCGAAATGCAATTTGGCAGTCGCCATTGGGCTTGAGGTTCCGAAACATCGGTGAACCCGTCTTCCCACGACGTGCCTGAGAGGCTGGAGCAAACTCCATAGCCCCCCCCGTGACAGGAAGCGCCCGACGGGCGGTCCTCTTGCCAACTTTTCCGGCGTTGGTTGCGCCAGTTACCTTCTTCCCCTTTGGGCGAGGGGCGCGCCTGGAACTCTGTCCACCCTGCTGACGAGCAGATGAGTTCATGTCGTATTGTTGCTATGTACGTGATCCCGGTAGCAACACCGGGACTGTTCATCCAATGATACAGTTGACTTATGAGCACTAAGGAAAGTGCTCTCCACTATATGACACTAAGAGGAGTCGGAAACGGTGCTGGTTAACCGAAACATACTCCACAAGTCGTCTGAGATACTCCCATTGATCCACGCAAGCGTGGTAGGGTAAGTCGATCCTTACGGCGCTCGACATCTGAACAACTTGGTGTACAAGACCATGAATTAAAGTGAGTAGTTGGGCATGCCAAAACCGAAGTCACTGCGTCAAATGGCAGTGCAGCGTAAACTAATACGCATCTTCAGCTTAACTGGCAACCACCGGCAAGCCGGTGGGCTTCCCCTTGCTCACTGAAACTCAATGTGGATAGGGAATCAATCCCTCAAATCATACTGCCTACCCGTGCAGTCTCTCGACCAATTCCGCAACGACCACAGTCTAGTCTGTGTAGTATCGTCACTTAGTACGGAAATTTCATGAGGATCAATAGTCGGACTCATGTATGTTCGCTGGACAGTCTGTAGCAGTGCACGCTCGATGGGCGTGCCTCGATCCATGGCAAGGTCACCAGAACCGAGAGGTATGACCCCTGGCTATGCAGACAACCTAAGAATTGCAATCCTTAGATCTGTGCGAACCACCGTTTTGGGTAGTTTATGTCATTGAACCACGTTGTAGAGAGAAACCAGGACATTCTGGATCCTCCCCCCTTCTCTTTAACGTCTATTTAGGTCAAGACGATATGGGGCTCAGCAGCCCCTGATCCCTGTCAGGCGAACAGACCCGATCGAACGGGCACCTGACAGCGCGGATTCCGAGATAACTCCTGTTGCCACGAGGACGGACAACTGTTTCTCAACTGGCGTCGTAAAACGACTACCAGAAAGGAGTTGATTCTCGATATCACCAACATCGGACTGAATGTCCAAACGGTAATCACGAACAAGGTCGCGCTCATAGCATGGCGGCCTTAGTGCTGAAGAAACCATCTTCATGAATGATGGGATTTTAAAACCGAAGTCACTGCGTCGAATGGCAGTGCAGCGTAAACCAATACGCATCTTCAGCTCCTTCATCCTCATATTCAAGGGGATCCTGACACCCGCTGCTCGAAGCAGCCGGAAGGCTTTTACAAAGAAACCGCGAAGGGGCGGAGTCTCTTTATCAAGATCGATGGCGGCAAACACTCCATCTGTATCTCCTGCGATCCAGGGCGCCTTTAAAGGCTCTGGCGGAACGAGGTTCCGTTCCGAATCATCGGTGGTCTTACCAACACGATAAAAATCGCAACCAAGCTGCTCACGAGCGAAACGAATCTCGTCGACAGACATACCCACAGTCACTGATGACTTATGAGAATGCCGAACACTATGGTGTGAAGAAGACACTGGAAGTGTCGCAGTGCGCTCTGAAAACGGACTCAAAGCAAATAAGGCTTGAGCAAGACATCTCTGTTCCGTAGTGATGAAATTTTGAAATCCATCCGGTTTATCGATCCCCATCCCACCAAGGGATATAGGGACAAACAGATTACGTCCTGCTGCCTCATAGGCAATCTGAGAACCGTGACGAGCAAGAAACATTTTGAGAATGTCGCACTGCTTGCCTGGCAAGCACCCCGCTAGGATCTGCGGGATCGTTGATACAATTCGTTGATCGACTGAACTATCCGACCCACCCATCACCTTATTCTTTCCAAAGAACAGCCCCGTGTTGAGGAACGCAATATACTCAGGATGAGGTACAATACGTCGTGGAATGTGAGTTTTCAAATTCAGATGAAAAATCATTGAATTCACATTGGCAATAATGGGATGACAATAAGCTTTCCCAGGGCTCATGGTAAGCCCGACCTTCTCGCCGAGGGCGATATGGTCAGTCCAGAGGGACTTGGGTGCAACGTAGAGCATGTCGTCTCCGTTGACAAGAACACCCTTCAACTTATCTCGAAGAGAACGAGAATCCTCCTTGATAGTGGCAAGGTACAAACCAAGGTTTGCCAAGCAGAGGATCGGGAACGAAAGAATCGAGCCCATAAGTTGACCATTCACTTGCTGTATAGGTTTCACAGCTGAAGGAAATGGATAGCGAATCTTGTGTGGTGCTAGAACAGCAAGCCACAGCTTCGTCATCATAGCATCCTGCCCCTCAAGAAGGTGGCTAAGGATACTAGCTGAAAGGCGAGCCGAGAGTCGGTCGGTCGCCGCGGAATAGTCGATACTGAACCAGTGATCGTCTCCACTACCGCACTTGACACGATTGAGGGCTAAATCAATCAGAAATGTCGGACACATGGGTTGTCCAATCAGCCGAAAACAGTCCATCTCCCTCATCATCCCATGAAGCGCCTTTTGAAGCCACTTGGAGAGATAATAAGGGACCGCTTCTCCCTTGGAGATGATGCGGACCTTGAGAGGTTCCAGAACTGTCTGGATTATAGCCTTGAGAATAATCTTGTCACGTTTGTGATATCGGATGAAGTCCCGCTCAAGAGCGTTGAACCACTTAGTCTCCCCATGAGGATAGGAGTACTCTTCGATAACCACATTGGTGTGGATTCGACCCCCCGAAATAAGGCGCGGATGAAATGACATTCGTACTAGGTCTGGTGTGACCCTGCCATATTCAATTGGTAATTCGGGGTGCATTTTGCCAACGCCAGAAAGGCGAGCAAGATGCCCTAGCTGCCCCTTGTGGGCACGACTAGATTCATGACATGCGCGAGTTGACGCCACATGTCTGAACGGTTCGGGATCGAGGATGCTCTCCCATTCGGCAGTCTTGATGATCTGCCCGAGTTTAACCTTTAACTCATCCAAAACAGGTTTCAACTCCGTGAACACGGTATCATGTGTCACATCATCAATTGGGTCAACCCGACCCATGGCTACTCGGTGCTCCTCCAAGTTGATTTCGATCAATGCTTGGGTGAGCGGCGCTGCAGAGCGCTTTCCTTGTAACCACGAGTACCACAAGTGGGTATTCCTTTTTGATGTGTAACGCAGACGCGGTCGAGTCCAACGACGGAAGTCACCCTTGGGTTCCCAAGTGACATCCGGCTCCTTAGGCATTTCCGCCTTGAAGTATTGGCTCGCGGGAGCAACAGTAAGGTACTTTGCTCTTTTCACGAAGACCACCTCATCGCAATCGAGATAGGTGGTTGCCTGGGCTTTGAACGAGTGGATAACACTCTCAGGTGCGCAGTGATGGTTAAGAACCAGCGCAAGACCTGAAATCAGCTCTTTGGCACGTGCAGCATTAGCTAGCTGCGCAGCTTTCTCCCCCTCGACACTTTGAGAGTGTGGGAGGACTGGGGGTATTTGTACCCCAGGGTCCGGCAATGGACCAAGATGTGAGTGACGGGAACGACCAGGTGCAAATCTGGCCAGCGGATCAAGGTTGGGCACACCCCAATCGCCGATTCCATCGTCACGCGAACAAACTGATTCTACGTTCGGGTCTATGTTTAACATAGGACTCAGTTCGTGCACTGTGTGGTTG